CAATATATGCACTGCTCAAGCACTCCTCGCAAATATGGCAGGTTTTTATGCTGCTTATCACGGTTCGGAAGGTCTGAAAAAAATAGCAACCAGAGTGCTAAGATATAGGCAAGTGCTACTAACAGCATTCAAATGGATGGGAATAGAAGTTGATGATACGGAAGGTTTTGATACAATAAGATTTAAAAGTTTTCTTTCAGTTGATGGATTTAATGTTCGCTATGAAGGTGACCATACTATTATTAGTTTAGATGAACTAACGACTCTTGATGAGATACAAACTCTAATTAATTCACAGAAAGATTTAGTAAATCAAAATGATACGATTGATCATATTGTAGAAGCAGTTGGAGAATACAAATGGAATCATGTTCCAGAAAGAACGAAACCATGGTTACAACAAGAAGTATTTAACAAGTATCATAGTGAAACAAATATGATGAGATATATTCATGAGTTAGTATCAAAAGATTTCTCATTAGTAAATGGTATGATACCACTTGGTAGTTGTACCATGAAGTTAAATGCAGCATCAGAACTGATGCCTGTATCTTGGCCAGAGTTTGCGAACATGCATCCATTTGCACCAGAAAATCAAACTCTTGGTTATCAAAGAATCATGCAAAATTTAAAAGATTGGTTGTGTGATATTACAGGATTTGCTGCTGTAAGTTTACAACCAAATGCAGGTTCACAAGGTGAGTATGCAGGTCTTCTTGCAATACAAGAATATCATAAAAGTAATGGTGATGATAAGAGGAATGTATGTTTGATACCTACAAGTGCACATGGAACTAATCCTGCTAGTGCTATCATGGCAGGTATGAAAATAGTTCCTATCAAATGCGATGATGATGGTAACATTGATATGATGGATTTAGAGAAGCAAGCAATAATGAATACCTTTGAGTTGTCTTGTATTATGATTACATACCCATCAACTCATGGTGTGTTTGAACCAACTATCAAAGACATTTGTAAAATTGTTCATGAGAATGGTGGTCAGGTATATCTTGATGGTGCAAACTTAAATGCTCAAGTTGGATTAGCAAAACCTGGTCATTATGGTGCAGATGTATGCCATATGAATTTACATAAGACATTCTGTATTCCTCATGGTGGTGGAGGTCCTGGTGTTGGTCCTATTGGTGTTGCAGAACATCTTATTCCTTTTATGAATCAAAGAGTATCAGCAGCAGTTCAAGGTAGTGCATCAATACTTCCTATCAGTTGGATGTATATTCGTATGATGGGAGGTGATGGATTAAGAAAAGCAAGTGAGGTATCATTACTATCTGCAAACTGGTTGGCACATAAAATTGATTCATTTAAAGTATTATATAAAGGTGCGAATGGTAGGATTGCTCATGAATGTATATTTGATGTTCGATCAATGCCAGTAACTGCAGAGGATGTGGCAAAGAGACTAATGGATTATGGTTTCCATGCACCTACACTATCGTGGCCAGTTTTAAATACTATGATGGTAGAACCAACTGAAAGTGAATCATTAGATGAGTTACAGAGATTTGTAGATGCCATGGACAAGATAGGAAGAGAGATCTTTACTCTTCCTGAGATAGTGAAGAATGCTCCACATACTGAATCAGAAGTTTGTGGTCATTGGGATTACCCATACACAAGAGAGGAAGCATGTTTTCCTAATCAACCAAAGAAAAAGTTTTGGCCAGCAGTATCAAGGATCGATAATGTTTATGGCGATCGTAACCTTGTCTGCTCCTGTGAAAACTATTTTGATACCCAAATAAATAAAACTACTGAGGTGACTTAAAATGAAACCAACTGAAAATTACGAACAACTAATTCAGCGTTTTACGAAACGCACAATGCAAATCGCTGCCAGACAAGATGAAATCCAAGGTTGGTACGATGAGTATGTTAAAAATCAAAAAGATTTAACCAGACTAGAAGGATCATTACAAGCAATAGAGTATCTTGCATATGGTAAATTACCTGGTGATGGTAACCACGGTGGAATGAAAGATCATAAACCTGTAAAGCATGGTAAGTTAGATGCCCTCGATTAAATGGGAGGGGTTTACCCCTGAGTCAAGTGCAAGAATCTGTAATCATATGAACAAGGATCATATGGAAGCAATTGACTCGTATGTAAAGAACTATGGTGATTTAGCAAAGATGACTTCATTGACACCTGATTACATTGATGTTACCATTAGAATACCTTTTGGAAAAACTCTGACAGATGTGTCAGAAGCAAGGCAAGCACTCAAGGATTTGATCAAATGACTACACATAAGGACACTTTACTACAATTAATAAAAGAAAGAGCATACAAACAGGGTGACTTTGTATTATCTTCTGGTAGAAAGACACAGCATTATGTCAACTGTAAACCTGTCACATTATCATGTGAAGGTAATGCACTGTTGTCTCATTTATTAATAGAGAAGGTAGAAAAAGATGCAGTTGCAGTAGGAGGATTGACACTTGGTGCTGATCCATTAGTTTGTGGTGTTGCACAGAAGGCATATTATACTGGTGACAGACACCTTGATGCACTTATTGTACGCAAGAACCCAAAGGGACATGGTACAAAAGAAGTTATTGAAGGTAACAAACCACCCAAAGGATCAGTAGTAACAGTATTAGAAGACGTAGTAACAACAGGTAGTAGTGCACTCAGAGCAGTTCATGCACTACGTGATGCAGGATATATTGTCAATCGTGTGGTTTCTATTGTTGATAGAATGGAACACAATGCTGTATGGACAGATCATGAATTATCACATATCTCTTTGTTCAAACTTGAAGACATTATTAAGTAAGTTTACTTGCACTTTTAAATTTTAGTTGATATAATATAGATACAGAAAAGAATTACTAAAATGATTTTCGGTTCTAATCCATCTGTATACACTTTACCAGGAACTTGGGAAACACAACCGTTAGTTCCAGTTGAATTAATATTCAGCACTACGGTTGCAATAGCATCTCTAGGTTTAGTTGTAGGTGTAATGGCAGGTATCTCAATTATTAAAATTAGAAGAAATAGAGTATGACCACACGCTATTCTGATGATCGCATGTCTCTTAGAGCACAGGCACTAAGCATTCTATTGAAGAAGTACGGTAATCGTCTTGACATCAGTAGAAGATCCAAGTATACTAACCAATCGATATACCAGTGTGCGGAAGATTGGATTTCCATGGGAAACATGAACTGCAATGGAATCGTTAAATATTATGAGGCATATTATTCAAGTGACGCATTACAACCTTGACCCTAACATCACATTTCCCATTTCAATAGCAGTAATTACAATACTGTTGGCAGGTTATGGAGTATACAAGGGGTTCTTTGCAAATTCAAACTTAACAGACCCATGGGACGATCACGATGATTAGTTTTTTATTCGCAAGTGCAGGTTTATTGAACCTGCTTTTTTATATCTTTGCTATTGGTTTTATAATTGCATTGATACTAGAACAACTACCAACTGTTAAGCAGAACGAAAGAAGCTTGTACATTGTACAGAGCAATAGAAGATACTGTTGGAGACAGGCATGGATAACTAATGTTTATTGGTTTCTATGTAACGTAGGTTTGTATGTTATATCAAGAAACATGCAGACACCATCTGATACATTCTGGAACGGACTATGAAGATCGACACACAAGGAATGTCCTTGGATACAGGTAAGGACAGTGGTAAAAGTATAGAAGAACAACGTGCAGCAATACCACCTGCTGAGTTCAACAAAGTCAACTTAATATCTGATGCTCTCAAACAAGAGTTAAAAGATATTATTAATGAAGTATTAAATGAAAGAGGATATGAATGTCATTGGTAACAGCACGTAACAATAATCAGCGAGTCCACACATTAATGCGTAAAAATACTCATATGATATAATAAATATTAGTGTACTGGAGTTGAAACTATCATGTCCCATTACGTTATTGGTTATCACGACCTACAGAATAATCGCTACGAAATCTGCGAATACGCAAGTAGTGCTTACGACGCAATAAAACAAGCAAGAGAGGATTTACCTAACATGAAGGCAAGTCCTCTTTCTTGTGAGTACTGTATTAAAGAGGATTAATGAAACAAATTTTACACTGGAGTCAGAGGTGCCTTGTAGTTTGTATACTACTAGTCTTCTGTTTCTTCTGGGGTAGCACAGCATATGCTATCGAAATACTGATGGGCAGTGAAGGAATGCTCGTCTTTGAACCATGTGAAGTAACTGTCAATGTCGGAGACACAGTTACATTTAAAAACAACGAACTACCACCGCACAATATGATGGTGGCAGACCATCCAGAGTATTCACACTCTGAATTAGCATTCGCACCAGGTGAATCCTTTGATGTAACCTTCGACAAGGCAGGAGATTATAAGTTCCAGTGTGATCCACACGCAGGTGCAGGTATGATAGGAGTTATACACGTTGAATAGAAAAGTAAAGTTATCAACTGCTTCTTTCCCAGTCTTCCTGTTCTGGTTTCTTATTGGATCATGGTTGGGTACTGTCTCATTGGTCATTTGGACGATAGTTGATAACATGGAATCTTTGTGATATAATTAGAGGGTGTAACAACCCTCTTTTTTTATGAAGAAGTACGAATACCCTACTAAGATAACTTGGGAAGATACTATTGATAAGTTAGATAAAGAAATACAAATGGGTAAGGATGCAGAAGGTCTTGATGTAGCATACAGAATGCGTGATACATATTATCTTAGTGGTCGTTACAGACCTAAGACATTTCAAGATGCTTATGATGAAGTACTCTCGAATTGTCCATTAAGAATAGATGGTTATAATGAAATGGATGTATATGTCTCATTCACTGGTGGTGCTGAGTCATTTGGTAAACATAAAGATACTGATGATGTATTGATAGTACAAGCTATTGGAAGAATGAAATACACATTATACACTCATCAAATTCCTCAAGAGTTTATATTGAGTCCTGGAGATTCTTTATTCATACCTGAAGGAACGTATCATGATCCTACAACATTAGAACCAAGAGTAACATTAAGTTTTTCATGAAATTCACAGTTTATTCCAAAAATGGATGTCCCTATTGCACTAAAGTAGAAAAGGTGCTACAATTGACAGAACTACAACATGATGTCTTAAAATTGGGAACTGACTTTGACCGAGAAGAATTTTATTCTAAGTTCGGTGAAGGTTCTACGTTCCCAAAAGTGACGATGTCATCTGATCTTGGTGATGAAGAAACCGTTGGTGGTTGTAGTGAAACTGTCAAATTCTTAAAGGAAAGAAACATTGTCTGACATCAAGATAAATAGAGGTATTGAGCTATTACTTAATGGAGGTAAGAAAAAAGAACAACCAAAGCCAAAACCAGAAACTTTTAAAGTAGTTTTGGATAAAACTGTTTCTTTTCTCCGAAGAGAAATCAAGTTTTACTTTAAAATTTCTTTGAATGTATCGAAGATAGAAGAGTAAAAAGTTCAAGGAGTATCAAATGTTAGATCCCGTAGCAGCACTTACCATTGGTTCCATCGTTTCTATTATTGCATTAGTGGTTGGAACTATGCTAGGATGGATAGCAAGAGAATACATGTTAACTTATCATGAAAATAATGAGTCCGAAGAGGAATCATATACTATGCATCCAGAACTGATGTACGACGAACATGGAAATCTGTTAACAGATCAACTAATCGCATTTCGATTTGATAATAGCGAAGACATTGAACCATTAGATGATTAATTATGCCCACAAAAACAAAAACAACAACTAAATTACCTAAAGATGCTCTTGTCTCTGAAATCCTAGAAGCGGTTTCAAAACAGAGAACTAAAGCAAAAAAGATTGAAATACTACAGGAACGATCTAAAAACCAAGGATTGATTGCTGTTCTTGTATGGAATTATGACCCTAACATTGAGTCAGCAGTTCCTGATGGGGAGGTTCCTTATACTCCCAACGATGCTCCAAAAGGAACTGAGCATACACGTTTAATTCATGAGTATCGTAACCTCTACAAATTCTGTAAAGGTGGAGACCCAACATTAACTCGTAATCGTAGAGAAATGTTGTTCATTCAACTTCTTGAAGGTTTAAACGAGGATGAAGCAGAAGTTATTTGTTTAGCAAAGGATGGAAAACTTGGAGAAAAGTACAAACTCACTTACGAAACAGTCAAAGAAGCCTTCCCAGAAAGAACTTGGGGCTAAGGTGAAACAGGTTCCAGAGAAGTGGACTCAAGAGGAGAAAACTAATCTCCAAAAGAAGTACTCATGTCAACTTCTTCTGGAGAATGCTACCCCTGAGCAACTGAAAGATAAAAACCAACCTTCTGACGCAATGATTATCACCTATGAATTTGGTGGTTCTAAATCTTGTGACCTTATTAGAGGTAGACGAGGTGACATCTTCGATTTATATTATGATTACTTTGGTACAGGTGTCGTGAAGTCAATTGACTTTGGATCTGGTACTATCAGTCCAACTCTATGGAAGTACGCACAAAAACCTCAAACCAAAAAGAAGAAATAATTACAAAAAAGGCGGAAAAAAAATTCCGCCAATTTTTTTGCCCAGAGGGTCGCATAAATAATTCATTATAAAGTATCATTATGACCTACGTATACAGAAAGTACGAAAATCCGTCAACTAACAAAATGGAGGATTTGCAGGATTTGATAAACGAACTTTACCAAATTAATAAAGTACTAAAAGAAGATCTTGATAGACATGAAAAATATATGATAGATTTGAAAGACGCATCCGAAGATTTGCATAAGAGATTATGTGAACGCGAAGATGAAATTAATTCATTATCTCTCAAATTATTCCAATGTGAACAAGATAATATGGAACTACGTAATTTGTACGATGTTAACCATAATAGAATAGAAAGAGTTAGTATTGAGTTAGATAATCATTCACATTGAGTTCTTCATGCGTATAAATACTTATATGAAGACAAGAAAAGCAGCAAAGATCTTAATAAACCGAGCAAAAGAAAATCCTGATTTATACACTGACCAAGAAGTTCAATACGCAAAGTTATTAAGAAAATACAATCCAAAAACTGTAACAAAAATTACATAACTGGTTGACTATATAGTGTGGGTATGCTAACATACCTTTACGTTCATCCAAATGCATAGTCTAGCACTACTGGTATTTCTATTCGCTGAACATGATGCAACCCATTGGGAAATGTCATGTGATGACTGGAACCAGGCAAGGTATGAGATTCTTAGCGATAAGAACCACACACCTGATGCCAAGGAGTATCTTATAGATTACTTCTATACCAAAGTACCAGATCCCGATTGCAGACCATGGAGCATTGGACGCAAGTAAGCCGACTCGGAACGGGTACGTTCATCCTCGCAAGAGGACGCAAAAGCCGACTGAAGGAACGGATGTAAAAGTCCAACTACTTTAGGAGAAACCAAATGGCACAAGTCACATACCGTGGTATCAAATATGATACTAATAGGGACAAAGCAAAGCAGACTAACAAGGTCGATCTATCTTACCGTGGTGTAAGACAAGAAAAAGAACTTACAAGTCTTAAGTGATTGAAACTCTAGAGATATGCATAGCATCTGCTATCTTTCTCACAATCATAACTGCTGAAGTCAAGTTCCTATACGGAAAATAAAACAGAGGGGGTTTACACCCCTCTTTTTTTGTAGTATAATTAGTCGAAAGGTAATAAACATGAATAAAGGAAAACTAAAAGTTCTACTCATGGCACTTAAAGAAGTGGTTGATGAATTAGAATCTGAAGTTTATTCAGATACTGAAGCATATGTTCCTTCCACCCCACCTAAAGATACTTACGCAAGTTATGATGAAGTTTTAGGTGACGACGATGGTTACCCAGATTGATATGGACGAAAACAAATGGTTAATTAAAAACATCAAAGAGGCACTCAAACAACCTTTCAATTATAATATTGAGGAAATGGAGTATCTCAAGGAACAACTGCGAGAAGCAGAAGAACGACAAAAAAACGCAACTAGAGGTAAAGGATTCGGATGAGTAATGTTAAACTAATCTCTGTTTCTAAAGGAGCAGGTGAACTTGAGGGTAAAGATGCCCAAGAAGTTATCACCTATTGTGCTCGTGTAAGTAACCCAAGCAATCAAACTAAGTTTGATACTTCTGCAGGTCTTTTGAAGTATTGTATTAATCACAAACATTGGAGTATCTTTGAGCAAGCAGATATGACTGTGGAAATCAATACCACTCGTGGTCTTGCTGCTCAGGTGCTACGTCACCGTTCATTTACATATCAAGAGTTTTCACAAAGATATGCTGATACGAGTAATTTGGGAGAAATTAAAACTCCACAACTTCGTAGACAGGATACCAAGAATCGTCAGAACTCTACTGATGATCTTGATGAATTTACAAAACAGAAACTAGAAGTACAAATGAAAACTTTGTTTTCTTCTGCTGAGTCACTATATGAACAGATGCTTGAATTAGGTGTCGCAAAAGAGAGTGCCCGTTTTGTATTACCATTGGCAACTCCTACCAGACTCTATATGAAAGGTTCTGTTAGATCGTGGATTCATTATATTGATCTTCGTTCTGCACATGGTACTCAGAAAGAGCACATGCAGATTGCGGAAGAAGTCAGAGTAATATTCAAGGAACAATTCCCTGATATTGCAACCGCCCTAGAGTGGTGATAAATATTTTTACCTAAGGAAAAGTATGGCAACGTATCCCGTTATTCATAAAGAAACTGGAGAACAAAAAGAAGTCGTAATGAGCGTCACCAAATGGTCGCAGTGGTGTGAAGACAACCCAGACTGGAAACGCGACTGGTCTGATCCATCAACTTGCCCTCAACCTGGAGAGGTTGGAGATTGGCAAAACAAACTAATTCGCTCTAAACCAGGATGGAATGAAGTTCTAGATAGAGCATCAAAATCACCAGGATCAACAGTAAAGAAAATTACTTAAACACATGCCCAGAAAAAAAGATTCTCCGATCGGAGTAGGAATGACGGCTAAACAGATGAAGCGTAAGAAACCAATTAATTCTGATTTCTTACTTGATGTAAAACCTCTTACAGAAAATCAAGAAAAACTCTTTAATGACTATAAGCAAGGTAAAAACATCTTTGCATATGGTGCAGCAGGTACAGGAAAAACCTTTATTGTCCTGTATAATGCACTAAAAGAAGTGTTAGATCAAAGAACACCATATGAAAAAATTTATATTGTTCGTTCTTTAGTTTCTACTCGTGAAATTGGTTTTTTACCAGGAGATCACGAAGATAAATCTGCTCTTTATCAGATTCCTTATAAGAATATGGTAAAGTACATGTTTGAAATGCCATCAGACGCAGATTTTGAAATGTTGTATGGTAATCTTAAAGCACAGGCAACTATTTCATTCTGGTCTACTAGTTTCATCCGTGGTACAACATTTGATAATTCAATTTTGTTAATTGATGAATGCCAAAACTTGAATTTTCACGAACTTGATAGTATAATCACTCGTACTGGTGAAAATACCAAAATTATGTTTTGCGGTGACGCATCACAATCTGACTTGACTAAAACTTACGAAAGAAACGGTATTCTTGACTTTATTAAAATCATCCGTAACATGGAAGATGAGTTTGGAATCACTGAGTTTACGGTAAATGATATTGTCAGATCAGGTTTAGTCAAAAAATACATCGCTACTAAACTTGCCCTAAATATTTAAATACTCAATGTTTAATCATGTCAATTTGAACCTTCCTAAACTCAGTCGTAAGACTGTTGATGGAGTCAGATATTACCAAGTAGAAGATGGTGGTGAGATGCTAGATTTAGTGTCCATTACCTCTGTTACTAGTCACAGGAATAGAGCAAAGTTTGCAAAGTGGAGAAAAAAGGTTGGTGATAAAGAAGCTGACCGTATCACGAAAGCGGCTACAAGTCGTGGTACTGATATGCATACTCTTACAGAGTATTATTTAAAAAATGAGGATGCACCCACAGATGTATTGCCTATCTCTAAAATGCTATTCAATATAGCAAAACCTTTTCTGGATAGTATCACCAATATTCACGCATTAGAGTCATCAATGTACAGCAAAGAACTTGGAATTGCTGGAACTGTTGACTGCATAGCAGAATATGACGGTGAACTTGCTATCATTGATTTCAAAACTTCCAAATCACCTAAACCACGAAAGTGGATTGACCACTATTTCGTACAGTGTTGTGCATATGCATGTATGTTGTATGAACTCACTGGACTTACTGTAAAAAAGTTTGTTATTATCATGGCATGTGAAGATGGTGAATGTGAAGTCTATATTGAAAGAGATAAAACAAAGTATATCAAAGAACTGGTACAATACATCCAAGAATTCATCACATACAAACTCAAAGAATATGCCTAAAGAAACCCTAGATGAAGTCCTAAAAGAGAAATTCATGTGCAAACAGAGTTTTGCTCTTGAAATTGAAAATCTTGCCACGCAAGAAAATCTAAATTATATTGACGCAATTATTTTGTTTTGCGAAAATAATGAGATAGAAGTTGATTCTGTGGTAAAATTAGTATCTAAACCACTGAAAGAAAAATTAAGATGGGATGCCACGCAATTGAATTTTCTAAAGAAAACAAGTCGCGCAAAACTACCTCTATGACTGCCTTTGATTGCTACAAAACATATCTAGCGATCAAACAGCACTTCACTCAACCTACCTACGATTACTTCCGATATCATGGTGCTACTAAGGGATCTGTGGTATCTTTTAATAAAAGGAAGGATAAGTATTTTTTCGAGAAGATGTCTCGTCAGAAGACAGATAGTGAGATTAAGGAATATTTTGTGGCAAATTTTGTTTATCCATCCAATCCACAATCAGTTTGGATTGGTGAAATTATAAAACAAGGTGAGACTAATTATAATACTTGGTTGAAGATCAATCAAAGTCTTGCATATTATTATAAGGAAGATTTAGGGATATTATTTGAAACTGAAGATTTTAAAAGTGTGATGGAGTGTAATGGTCACCCGAAGTTGCTAAAAAAATATTTATCTGGTAAAATTAATTTGGAGACACTGGTTATTATGAACAAGATTCTTAATTTTGTTCCTTACTTTGATAATAAACTGAAAGATCCTGTATGGGAAACCGTAAGTTTGAAAATTAAAAAGTATAGTCCTTTCCTAAATATTAATGTGTTTTCATGTAAAAAAATGCTAAAGGAGGTGACAAGTCAATGAGCGAGTTTTTCGATTCTAACATCGTACAACAGTCCTTGAAAGAAATTACTGATATTCAAGAGACGATATTTAATTCTCTCTTCACATATCGGACATTTTCCGAAGAGGATAAGCAAGAGCACATTGACCAGTTGCGTATCCTTATTGAAAAGCAAAGGAATATGTATGCAAGACTAAGTCTTACAGACGATCCCGAAGCACTTGAACTTAAAGATAAAATCGAGCAATCAGCACTGATGCTTGGATTTCCTGAAGGCACAAACATGTCAGAAGTCTTCGACACAATGGATGAGACACTTTTACAAGTGATCAAAACCAGTGGACTTGACAACTGACCAATCATACACTATAATAACCAAATCCGTACAAACACAGGCCAAATCTAATGTCTTTTTCCGATCTTAAAAAACAATCCAAATTAGGTTCTCTTACCAGTAAACTGGTCAAGGAAATCGAAAAACAAAACAACTCAAAGGGTGGTTCTGGCGATGATCGCTTATGGAAACCCGAAGTAGATAAAGCAGGTAACGGTTATGCTGTTATCAGATTTCTTCCACCACCAGAAGGTGAAGATATCCCATTCGTAAAACTATATACCCACGCATTTAAAGGTCCTGGTGGATGGTATATTGAGAACTCTTTGACTACTATAGGTCAAAAAGATCCTGTATCTGCGTACAATTCCGAACTTTGGAATAGTGGTAGCGATGCTAATAAAGAAATTGCCCGTAATCAGAAGCGTAAACTATCATATTACGCAAACATCTATGTAGTGAAAGATCCTACTAACCCTGAAAATGAGGGTGGTGTATTCTTATTCAAGTTTGGTAAGAAGATCTATGATAAGATCCTTGCTGCTATGCAACCTGAATTTGAAGATGAAGAAGCAATCGATCCTTTCGATTTCTGGAAAGGTGCTAACTTCAAACTAAAGATCAAGAAAGTTGCAGGTTACTGGAACTATGATTCTTCTGAGTTTGCTGGTGTTAGTCCACTTTTAGACGATGATGATGCACTTGAAGCAATCTGGAAGAAAGAATATGGACTTGCAGAGATTATTGCTGCTGATAAGTTCAAGGATTATGCAATTCTTGAAAAACGTATGAAGACTGTTTTAGGTCTAGAAGGAGCAGTACGTCGTCCTGATCCAGAAGTTGCTGATGAAGATGATAGTAGAGGTGAATTAGAAGACTACAGTGAAGGTTTACACAATAAAATTGAGGTAACTGCTGCACCTAAAGTAGAAGTTGCACCACCATCAAATGATGATGACCTTGATGATATTATGGCAAAGTTCCAGAAACTTGCTGAGGCTTAATAAGATCCTCTCTTTGTTTTTCCATCTCTTCGTTGAGATGAAACAGTGTACTTATATGCTGTTCTCATATCATTAATAAACATTCCTAAGAACTGAGGTCTTAACAAATAGATCTCAGTTTTTTTATTGTTTTCTTCAAATTCATATGCTAGGTTGGAAACACTTTTTACTGGATTTACGGCAGTTCCATTTAAATATACTGTAAAATTAGAATCAACCCACTTACCTTCAGGAACAATTAATTTATCATTGAGATCTTTTAATTCAGTTGTTTCGTAGTGATGAATGTTTTGAATATTGTTTTTACCATACTTTCTGTAGATAAAGTTATAAAAGTCTTCTCCTCCTAGTGGCCACTCATCTCTTAGATTGATAATATTATTTGTGATTAATATAACATAGTCCAGTTCTTCATCTTTATAATATTCTAAGGCAACCTGATCAGGTCTAGTTCCATCTGGAATAATAAATCTATCAAAATTAGTCACATCATTATAAACCTCATCAATCATTTTCATTCTCTTGAAGAGGTTTTTAGTTTTTATGTACTCGTCTTTCGAGTTTCTATAAGTTGAAAAAGGACTTTGAACTTCAAAGTCTGGTAGTTCTCTGAAATAACCCATTAGTATCCTGTTCCTCTTAGACCTTCACCAGTGTCATAATCTTCTTTGTAAATTGGGTTGAGTTCCGCAAAAGACAATGCTAAATTCATATGAGTTGGTGTTGCATCTTCATATGTACTATACTGTCCACTAGCAGTGTAGTTAATACTACATTGCTCTAAAGCACAAATCTTATGTCTCTTCAAAAATCTATGTGGTTGAGATCCTGTCATAAATTCAACTCTCCATACATCTGGACTATTCAAGAAAACTCCTTGACTTCCTTTTGATGCAGACATACATTGTTTGAAAGTTCTAATAATTTCTTTAACTTCCTGACCTTCTTTCGGACTTCTTGGAATTATCTGGAAAGAATATTCAAATTTTCTTAGAGAAACACCATTGAATAGTGCTTCTTTGTTTCCATTGATAATTCTTCCTTCAGTTCTTGAAAGAATTGCTTGAGTATCAATATTTCCACCTGGTAAGGCATTTATTGCTGTTGCTGCCATTCTGTTTTGAAACTGTTTAATAAGAGCACCACCAGATCCAGTTATTCTATCCACTGTACCTTGAATTGTCTTACCAGCATTGTCAAGTGCCTTTTTTGGTTCAGTTAGTTTTGCATCATTGTTTATAAGTCCTGATGCTGCAGTATATGCTGTCATATTCAATGCATCTACTTCATCTTCAGCCCAACCAGCAGCCTGATAATCTGCAATACCATTTGGCATTGGTAATATAATTGTCGATTTTATTTTACTAGCAGAAGCATTTACTTCACTACCTTCTGCAACCTTAAGGCTACCTTCTGCTATAAATCCTCCAGATGGTGTATACTCAAGACAACTAATTTTCATATAATCAGTTGAAGAGTCTATTATATCCATAGGATATCTTAAAACATTTCCTCCACCAAAAAAACCTGCAATAGATCCCAAAGCATTACTCAACCTTGAGGAATAATCTGCTATTTTGCCTAATTGTGTAGGTACTTCAGTAAATCTAACCACTATCTTTTATTTGGTTTCCAAAACTATTTATAGAGTTATCTGCTAGTTTTTATTCTAGCGTAAGGAATTGACTTAAGATCTTCAAATTCAGTCCTTCTAACTTGGTGCACTTGACCTACAATTTCTGGAAATGTATAGAATCTTAATTGTCCATTATGATGAAAATTAATACCTTTAAATCCCCACTCTGTAATCTCTGTGCATGCTATTAATGGGTGCTCATCATATGTAATATTAGCTGTCTTTGGTTTATAGATGAATGTGTAATATTGTCCTACCTCTGGAACAGATCCACTTTCTCCTAAAACTGATATAATTGACAACATCATATCATCTGGATCTTCCATACCAGTCATCTCATCTATAATAGGAGTAAGTCTATTCTCTGTTGGTGGATTTAATACCATTACTTAATACCTAGTTCATGTTCGGTAAAAATTTTGAATTCCCAAAGTCTGTCCTTACAAAACTCTTTGGCAGCTTTCCATTTTGCCTCATTTGTGACATATTGGGTTACCTCATATAAGTATCCTTTTGTTTTTCTTTTTGGTTTCTTAGGAGGTCTTGTTTGTCTATCTGGTTTCACTTCAATAATGGATCTACAAATCGATCCATTGGATTTTATGTATTTAATATAAAAATCAGGAAAATATCTATGTACTCTATTATCTAACGGAGAACGATATGGTATAAAAAACTCTTCACTTCCCCATTCCAAAATATTATCATTTAAGTCACAGTAAAACATAAACTTACGTTCCCAAAGAGAACGATAGATGATGTTTGTTGGATCACCTTTGTACTTCTTAGGGTTAGTTGGTCTATACTTCCCTTTATATGCCATTAATATTTATCGTTACTCTCCTATATAGTATAGGCAAATCATAACAACAAACGTGCAAAATCTTGCAAAGGGTGCACAGATTGCTGCTGGATATGGAAGATTAGCAGCAAGCATATTCCCTAATAGTAAAGAAGTAAAGAAAGTATCTGGTATTCTTAATAGTGCTACAGCTATTGCTGACGCTTTAAGTGGTGGTAGTGGTAATGGATTTACTAATAAATCAGGTAGAGGATCACCAAAAGGAATGTCAGAAGTCATTTCTTCATTTGGTAGACTGGCACAGACCTCTCATTATGAAGCATCCTTTGCTGGTTTTATGAATCTATCTAATCTTAGTGGATACTTAGCACAAAAAGGAGTTGATACAGATTTTATTACTAGAGAACTTGGTTTATTGTGTAGTAGTGCGTCTCTCCCAACGTCCCGTTTTGCTATTTCTGAAGTAACAAACTTCATGGGTGTTAGAGAAAACATTGCACATACAAGAACTTTTGTTCCTATTGATCTTACTTTTTATGTTGATGCAGAATATAAGACATTAAAGTTTTTCGAGCACTGGATGGAATATATTGTTAGTGGTGCAGAATCTGCTGATGGAGTTTTTGATAAAGCAAGACCAGGATATTATGTAAGAATGAAATATCCACAACAAGGTTACAAATGTGATACTATCCAAATTAAAAAATTTGACAGAGACTACCAATATCAGATAGAATATAACTTTGTTGGATGTTTTCCTCTTGATATTGTTGCTATTCCAGTTTCATATCAAGGATCACAGATACTTCAGATGACTGTTACCATGGCATACGATCGTTATGTTTGTGGTTCTATTGATAGTAAATCTATATCTCAAGGAACTTTCGGCAACTTTATTCCTCAATTAGGTGGTCTTGCTATTGGTGCTGCAGCTGCCTTTGGTGGAACCTCAGCACTAGGTCAAATCAATAGTGCTGCCAATAGTCTTGCTGGTATTTCTAGAAATGCCAGATCTTTACAGGGATCTGTTGAATCCATCAGACAACGTTTTATTTGACCCCTATATAATATACTGAAATTGTAATTATGCCATTACCAACCATTGCGACTCCTACTTATGAGTTGACTTTACCATCAAATAACAAGAAAGTTAAATATCGTCCATTTCTAGTCAAGGAAGAGAAAGTCCTTATCCTTGCAATGGAATCGGAAGATACAAAACAAATAACTACTGCAATTACTGATGTTCTTAATGCATGTATCCTCACTAGAGGTATTAAGATAGACTCATTACCTACTTTTGATATTGAGTATCTCTTCTTAAATGTTCGTGCTAAGTCTGTCGGTGAAGTTGTAGATTTAGTTGTAACCTGTGAAGATGACGGTGAAACAAAAGTAGATATATCAGTCAACCTTGATGATATTAAAGTAGAGAGAAATAAAAAACATAAAAAAGATATTAAACTGGATAATAACCTTTCCTTAAGGTTAAAGTATCCTTCAATGGAGCAGTTTATTAAGAGTAACTTTGATTTTGAAGGTACTAATGTAGATGCATCATTCAAAATGATTGCTGGATGCATTGACCAAATTTATAATGAGGAAGAAGCATGGCCAGCAACTGATTATTCTGAAAAAGAAAGAATCGAATTCTTGGATCAACTAAACACCAAACAGTTCAAAGAAGTAGAACAGTTTTTTGATACCATGCCTAAACTATCACATAAGTTGGTAGTTAAGAATCCCAACACTGGGGTTGATAATAATGTGGTACTTGAGGGTTTAGCATCTTTTTTCGTCTAATAATGGCACATGAGGATCTTGTGTCATATTTTAAGTTAAATTTTGCCTTGATGCAGTACCATAAATACTCTTTGACAGAGCTTGAAAATATGATTCCTTGGGAAAGGGAGATTTATGTTTCACTCCTCCAACAACACATCGAAGAGGAAAACCTAAAGGCACAGCAGAATGGCTGATTCATACCAAAGAGGACAACGAAGCACGGGCAGAGCTCTTGCTAAAAATATGATGGGCAGAAATAGTCAGCCTCAGGGTGCTGCTGTTGGTGTTCAACAAGTTGTTGTTGCTGGTTTTAATGATTCACTTTTAGTAGGTATTAATAAAAATTTACAAGCAATCTATGCTATGTTAGCAGATGGTTTGAAAAAAGATAAAAAGGATTTAGTAGACAAAAAGAAAGCAGCAGTACAAGCAAAGGGTCAGGTAAGAAAGAAAGAAGAAGGAAAAGGACTTGGTAGTGCTATCGGTGGAGGAATAAAGAAGATTGGTAATATTGCCAAGGAAGTAACTAATTTTGGTGGTATATTAGATGGACTGATAAATGGATTCTTAGCTATTCTTGGGGGATGGTTAGCAGGTAAATTACCAGAGATAATAGATAAGCTTAAGAAAGCATGGGAAAAAGTTGGTCCGACTATAACTAAAATTTTTAATGTATTATGGAAGGCAATTAAGTGGACAGTTACCTTCATTGTGAAAACTGTAAGAGGTATAGTTGATTTCTTTAAGAAAGGATTTGAATTTGTTGGAGGTATAATCAAGAAATTTATAGATTTTGTTACTGGTATTGCAGAAAAAGTCATGAACACCATAAAGAAAGTGGTTGATTTTGTGCAAAACGTTAAGAAGAAAATTTCTAATACCTTTGGAGCAATAGCAGGATTCTTAGGATTTGGTGATAGTGAAGACAAAACTGAGAAGGTAACATCAGTGTCGTCTGGAAGAAAGAACAGGAGAAATAAAAGAAGGAAAAAAGGAAAAGGTGAGACTTATGATAAGTGGAGAGCAAATTATGATGCTTCAGACACATCTATAAATGGTTTAAAAGAAGGTGACGAGGGTTTTGAGGAAGCATTAAAGAAAAGTTGGCTTAAAGAACAAGAGAGACAAAAGAAAGGTAAGTCTGCAAATATCACTAATAAAAATAATGTAGTTGGTGATATGAAGGGTACGGGTACTAAATTTAAAGCTAATTTAATCGCTGGTCAACCTGTAGGTGATAAACTCACTGAAGATCAAATGAAAATGATTGGAATATCAAAGAGAATGTCTGAGAGTAATTACATGAATTTCTCACCAAAAGTACGAGCAATGTATGAAGAGCAAATTTCTGGAGTGACTCCTACTGGTAAGGTGCAAGGAATTACAAAAGATAAAACATTTGTTCAAGAAAAACCAAAGTCTCAAGCTACATTTGTCATTCCACCATTACCTGTTGCTAATGCAGGTGGTATGGGCGGTCCTTCAGGTCCTAATCCTAGACCTAGTAGTAGTGGAAGCACTGCATCTAAGTCAATTCCATCTAGTAATCCTAGTAATTTCTACACTTTATTCTCTGCAATTCAGTACAATTGCACAGCACACTTTTGAGGTAAGATAAATGGCAAAAGTAGAACTACCAAAGGTTAATCAAAATCAATTAAGAAACTCAACTCTTCAAATGAAGAGTATTAATACTACTGTTCTTAATATATCTAAACTTCTAGGTAAGAAAGGTAATTTTGTAGAGAAGAGACGAAAGTTTTTGAAAGCTCAAGAAGCAATGATTAAAGGTCAAGAAAGGAAAAAAGATGAAGCAGCAAGTCTAAAAGTAGAGAAAAAAGAAGGACAAGAAAACCCAGTTGCTAGGTTTGCCAAGGAAAAGGCAGGTAACATGTTGGAAGGTGTTATCATGGCTCTTGGAGCTGTTCTTACAGGATGGTTAGCAGGTAAAATACCTGAACTTGTTGGATATGTTAAAAAAATATTACCAAGAGCGAAAGCATATTTTGATGGCATAATGTCAGTTTTTAAACAGATTGCCAAAGTAACGTGGGGTATAATCCAAATTTTCTGGAAAGTAGGTAAGTCTTTATTTACAGGAGAACCATTAGATAAAGAAGGGATATCACAAATATTTAAAGGTATGACAGAGGGATGGGGTGAAATGTTCCAAAGAATGGGTAATGCTTTTAATGCATTGTGGGGATATGACTATGAAGATCCAAAGGATATTGATGAAAAGTATAATAAAATAAAGGATAAAAAAGTAAACAAAGATAAGTTGTTAGATAAAAAGGATAAGAATAAGGAAAAGGATAATGAGATAGAAGATAACGAAGAAGATTTCTCAGAAGATAAAGAGTCTAACGATAAGAATAGTGATATGTCTGGTGATGGTAAAGCAAAAACTAAACCAACTAAGGGTTATCAGGCAGCAGTTGCTCTTGGTAAGTTCCTCAATTCACAGGGTGTTGCTGTCTGGCAGCATCCAGATTTCAATATAGAACAAGGTTACACTGGTTCTGGTCAAGAAGCTGTAATGCAGAGATCTGCCAAGTCTTTCCATAATTTTGGTGAAGCACTTGATATTCCTATCTTAGGACAAGGTGAAAAGGGATTAGATAAGATCGCTGCAATGCTTAAGACTAATAAGAAGAAATATGGTATTAATGAAATAAAGTGGAAAACTGATGCTGACCATATGGATCATATCCATGTTTCTTTCAAAGGTGTAGAGGCAAAGACCAGAGGTAGACGACACCGAAGGGGTAGATCTTATAGAGCAAAAGTTGATCCAAAACCAAGTAATAAAGCTGCAACTACAGAAAATATTTCTTCTTCTGGAGATGTTGAAGAAAAATCTAAAGAGGCACAAATGCAAGGTGAACTTATGAAGGCATTACTGCCATTATTTGGTCAAGAAGCACAAGAGAAGGCAGCTATGGGACAAGGAAAAGTAATAGTTTCTTCTGGAGGTGATGGTGATACTGATGCACCTAGCAAAGAACAAGTGTTAAATACTATGCATAAAGAAAACATATTAACCTCATTAGCGTACTTATAACATGGCAGCAGATCAAGCAGCAAGATACGAAGAATTTATAATCGAGTCTAACGATGGTTCTAAAACCGTAGACCTTAGATTTGGTGTGATATCTTTTCAATATTTTGAAGATTTATTTTCTCCAACATTAACTGCCAAAGTATTGGTTATGAGTTCTGGTGGTGGTGATGTCGATGATTATAAAGGAACTGGTGGTAAGAAAGCAATATTACAAGGTTTACCTATTGTTGGTGGAGAAAGAGTATCCGTTAAATTAAAAACTCGTATCGGTGAAGGAATTGATTTGAGTAGTAATCCACTTTATGTTGGTGGTGTTAGTGATATATCTGCTGCTGATGGTAATAAGGAAGTATTTACATTGAATTTAGTTTCTAAAGCTGCAATTACAAATGAAACTGCCAGAGTAACAAAGAAATATCCAACTACTCAAAAGATTTCTGAATCTGTAAAACAAATTGCCAAAGAATTTTTATTAGTTGAGTTACCAAGTGAAAACCTTGACGATTCTAAAAATCAATATGGATTTATTGGTAATCTCAGAAAACCATTTACTGTACTAACATGGTTAGCAGCCAAGGCAATTCCTGCCAGTGGTAAAAAAGATTCAACAGCAGGATATCTTTTTTATGAAACACTTGATGGTCATTACTTTAGGTCAATTGATGAACTAATCAAGCAAGAAGCATACGCAGAATATAAAGAAGATAGTGTAAGTAAAACAGAACTTGAAGCTGGTGTCGAAGATACAGGAACCAAGATTATGTCTTATGCTTTCAAGCAGAATACAAATATTCTAGAAAAACTTAGAACTGGTGCCCTTTCATCTAAAAACATTTTCTTTGATCCCCTGACATTTGAATTCCCACAGTTTACATATAAGTTAAAAGACTTCGCAGAACAACTGGACGTAATGGGAGAACCTCCTGTATTACCACCAATGGAAGCAGGTAGTAGTGAAAGTCTTGGAGATTATCCAACAAGGATAATGACAGGAATACTAGATCGTGGTACAATGGATAAAGATGTCAAAATTGAAAAAAACGCAGAACCTGAAAAAATCCAGTCCCAAGCTATTGCTCGTTATAATCTATTAATGACTCAGGCAGTTCGTGTTACAGTAGCATGTAATTCTGATCTAAGAGTTGGTATGATTATTAAATTAAACTTTAGAAATCAAAGTTTTGATAAGTCAAATGAATATGATGAGCACACAAGTGGACTATATATGATAAAAGAACTTTGCCATCAATTTACCCAGTTAGACTCCCTTACATCAATGTTATTAGTGAGAGATTCTTACGGTAGAAAATAACCTAATTCCCAAAAAAACATGAAAACCATAGAAGACCACATCGCAAAAGACAAAGAGATCCTTGCTGATCCTAAAACCTCTGAACCAATGCGACATCATGTCGAAGATGAGTTACATGATTTAGAAGAATATGTGGATCATCACAAAGAAGAGATCAAAGCAGGTGATCACCATGATCCAGATGTATTAGAATTATTTTGTGATATTCACCCAGACGAACCAGAGTGTTTGATTTATGACGACTAATGATAGATGAAGCAACGTTTAAAAGTAATTTTGTAGGACGTGATGGATTTAGATGGTTTATTGCTCAAGTAGCACCTTCCAAGAAAAATAGAAAACAAAGAAAAGGTGGTTGGGGCAATAGATATAAAATTAGAATCATGGGGTACCATCCCTTTAATGATACTATTACAGATGATGACCTACCGTATGCACATGTGTTAATGCCACCTACTGCAGGTAGTGGTGCAGCGAACACGTCGGAGTCTTGTATGATTAGACAGGGAGACGTTGTATTCGGATTCTTCTTAGATGGAGATGATGGACAACTCCCTGTTATTTTAGGTTTATTTGGAAGAACTCCTCAGGTAAAGAGTGGAGAAGCAAAGGATGGAGATAGTCAAGAATTTAAACCTTTTAGTGGTTACACTGATGAGATTGTTGCAACTTCCAAGATGGGTCAGGAAGAAGCAAATGATAACCAAGGAGTTGTCAATCTTCCTGATGCAAGAAACCCCAAGAATTCTCAAGGGGGAGTTGTTGATGGTTTATTAGGTGGAAACTTAACAGATCAATTAGAGTCTGTATCAGGATCGTTAGATAGTGCATTAGGAGCAGTAAGTCAAGGAATAGCAGAGGTTCCAGGTGTTGCTGGTCAACAAGCAAATGTTGTTAGTAATGCTGGTGGAGCAATTAGAGGTGCTACTCAGGGTGTTTTGAGTGGATCATCCAGTGTGATATCAGAGGCAATTTCTGGAGCAGTTAAATCAGCACAAGCAGGTGATCTTTTAGGTGCAGCAACACAGGCACTAAAGGCAACAGAAGCTGCTACTGGTATTGTTGCTTCTATCGGACAAGATGCTGCCACGATTGCAAATAATATTAAGTCATTTGCATCAATATCAAATGCAAACCTTGCCAAGTATATTACTCAACCAGGTGGATATCAAAACCAATCAACTCTACCTGCCATTATTCCTTCAGGTAATGATGCACTGGACAATTTAATCTCTGCAAGAAATGCCAGTTCACAGATGGCAAGAAATAAAAAGTCTGGTACACCAAATACAGATAGTTTGGCAAATGGTCTAAGAGTTGAACCTGCGGGTGGAAGCACTGCTATTTCTAGTATCGATTCTGCTATCAATAATACTGTTACTAAACTACAAACAACCAGAGGAGTTTACGATTCAAATAAGGAAATTGCAAGAACAGCAGAAAAAATAATTAAGGTTATTAGACCGATGATTGAGATTTCCTTGAAGCAAGTTAATAATGAAGTTACAAGTAGAACTCCTGATGGTTTAGAGAAACAATATAAACTTTTCTATGAGAGAAAACTTAATGCATTATATTATCAAGCTCTTGGTATTACAACGTCAGGTATTGGACAGTTTCAAGCGGGAAATACTGGTATTACAACTGCAATGACTGTAGCAGCACATCAAGCAGGATTAGACAGACAACTTGAATTTGAAGATCCTATTGTTGCATTTGAAGAAGCACAAAATGATATCTTACAAACTGTAGAAGATGATGTCACATCCAGAATGAACACTCATGTGGCAAGAACACTAAGATTTATTGCAGAAAGTCCTGCAGATGTTCCCAAGTGTGTTGCAGAAAATTTAATGGTTAGAGCAACAGTTGAAATTGGTTATGGATTAGAAGAAGCATGTAAACCATATCTCATTCCATTAGAACCAATCAATGGTAATATTAATGTTACTGATTATGTCTGGTCATCACCAGAAGTTTACGAACCTATTGAACCTGTTGATGGTGCACCTAATTTTGGTATAGTTTTAGGTGGTGGTGGATACACTGTTCCAGTTGTAGATAAGGACAGAGTAATGAGAGTAACTCCAATTGCTGCTGGTGAATCAAGAGATAAACAATTATTGTTCCAAAATGAAACCCCATACTCTGCTGATCCAACATATGATGGAGGAGTATTAGGTAAGTGTTATACAGGACCACCTATATGTAGTGGTTTGATTGTTGAAATTATTGGTGGTAATGCAACTAAAAATGCAACAGTATCTCCAATTTTTGAAAGAATACCAACAGAGGAAGAAGTTGGACAGTTTGCTGCTGCCGTTGGTGGAACTGGTGTTCTTGCAATTCAAGTTGTGGATCCTGGTGAGGGATATAAGAAAACACCAAAAATTGTTGTAAAGGATCACTCAAATCAAGGGTTTGGATGTATTGCCGAGGCAAAGATTGATTTTAATACGGGATCTCCTACATATGGTCAGTTATTAAGAATCACTGTTAAATCTCCTGGTCAATCATATCCACCTAATGTTTGTCCAGAGACTATTACAAATGATACTCCTAATAGAGTAGTCAAAGCAGCAAAAGAAGGTGGTTACATCAACACTATCAATATTGTTAATACTGGATCTGGTTATAAAGATACTGACAAATTCAATACAAATGCACTTAAACCTGTTGTCTCTTTGGGTAAACTGGTCGGTGCCGATATTCTTGAACCAGTTTTATATGATGAATTACCAAACATCAAACTTCTTTCTGAAACTGGTAAAGGTGCAAAGATTTATCCTATCTTGGATAACCAAGAACCCGTTGAAACATATGGATATAAGAGAATTATTGATTGTGTAGGTTACTGGTCAACTCAATCTGCTAAAATACCAGTTGGATTTGTAAATGGTCGTCCTTACTATGGTGCATATCATTCACATAACAATGGAATTTTGATGACAGGTGCAGTTCATACTAAGTTCAGTGTTATTATCTACACTACTCCTGATGCAAGTATTGCAAATGCTGATGCAATCCCAGATGCATCGACTGTATCAGGTACAACATCTACTGCTGATCAAGTTGTGTTACCATTACAAGGTACAGATGCAGCTACGACTACGACAACTACAACGTCATTAACAGATGCAGTAAGTTCTCAATCTGGATTCGCGGCCAATCCGACCCAGACATCTACCACTGCTGGTGGTGGTACACAGACTACAACAACTGGTAATCAATCAACCCCACCTCCAAGTCCACCAAGTTCTCCACCTAGTGGTGGCGGTGGCGGATACGGATACTAAATATTGACATGGCAAGACAAACAAAAGAACCAGCATACATAAAACAATTCGGACCTAACTTAGCAATTTCTTCTGCTAATAATGTTGGGACTGGTGGAGAAGAAGCATATAAAATGTATTCTGTAAACTTACAGGAGGATGTTGCCTTCCATAGTTTTGCAGAAAACGGAACTTTTAGATGGCATAGTGATAAAAGTATAGAAGTAGATGCAGGTATCACTGGAGACGGTGGACTTGATATGATGTTTATGTGTCATAATGGAAGTTATCAAGTAACTGCTGATAATGGCACAATTGTTTTAAAAGGAGAAAATGTTGTTATTGAAGCAACTAATGGAGTTTCGATCAAGGCAAAGACATTTTCTCATAATTCAAAAAACTATACTGCAACTGCAACAGCTGCCAGTAGTTCTTTTAGTAAAGGAAGTTGGCAAGCAAATAGAAAACTGCTTCCAGGTGGTGCATCCAGTTTCAGTGGATCTGCCTTCAAAGGATCGCGTGTAGCAAAGGAGCAACTCCTTACCAGAGCACCTAATGTCAGATAGAAAACTGGCACACAGGCATTGACAAGGGGGTGGGTTTTGCCCTATACTATAAGAGTAATTAACAAAACCCCATGAATCCAGATTTCTCTATCGAAGAAACAGACTCTTTCGTTTTCGGTGTTGTTGTGGACATCTGCACCCGCACATTTGTATTACTCAGTGATCAAGGTGAAGAAAAGGAAGTCCAATGTGATAGTTACCAACAATTTACCAATGTCCTTGAGTTTGTCAGAGGAAGTTTGGAACCTAACCAAGTTCTATATGCAGAACCTGCAGTAAGTCTTAGATGATAAATATTGAAAAGATAATATGAGATGTCTTTTCAATATGAACTGACGGTAAATTATCGTTGGTATGATAATAAAACTACAATTTGTTTATTCTATTACATTCAAGGTGCTCCATTCACTTTTGATGAATTGCCTTCATTAATGCAAGATCATCCAGAAGTAATAGCAGAAGCAGATTCACATGAACCTCTTGAACCAGAAGATATGTGGAAGGTTTCTAACTATCTAATTCAAGAACAAATGCATCCATGTCTCTTTGTAGTACCAGTGGATCATCCAGAATTATTACCTGATATAGCAAAATCCGAATGAAACTAACACAAGAAGTTATTGATAAGATCCAAGAAGCAATGATGCATACCAAAAAGGATGGTAGTATTAATTGGCAAGATAGTGATGAGATAGAGGTAAATTTAGCAGGTACATTTGCTGCTGATAAATTTATTGTAATTAAAAATAAGACTAAAGACCCTGTTGTAAGTGCTTTACCACATCCTGACTTTGATTATGAAAAGAAAGAGTGGAAGAAATGAAGTTCGAGTTTGAAAAATCCTTTGGTGAAGGTACAGATCCTTGGTACGAAAAGGCAGAGAGATGGGCAAAGAAGCAACGCTTTCCTATCTCTTTCCTTGCGTCAGGTATTATTGAGTGGTTAAAGAATAAATGGATTGATATTAAAATTGCAAATACGATGAGAGATATAGATAGACAATCAGAAGAAATTAAAAAGATATGGGATCAGTATGATGAAGAAGAGAAAAGACAATTTGCTCCAGAGTACATAGAAACTCCATCTGAAGTGGAAGGATTGATGGATATGGAGTTAAAAAGACCTGTAAAATGGGAAGATCTACCATAATTAGCTAGAAATAAGCATACATATATTATATGGGTCTTTTAGTCTTCTAAATAGAACAGCATAACATTTTGTATCAGCATAGGGAAAGATGCCTCTTAGTAAGCTAGAAAATTTTATTAAGAACACTGAAGGTCGTATTTTATATGTCAATCCAAGTGATATTGACTCTACCGACAGTCTTGATAATCAGGGTAACTCGCTAACGAAACCCTTTAAAACAATTCAGAGGGCGATGTTAGAATCTGCCCGTTTCTCGTATGTACGAGGAAAAGATAATGATATTATTGATAAAACAACGATTCTATTGTTCCCTGGTGAGCATTTAATTGATAATAGACCTGGATATGGTATTGTAGATAATCTTGGTGCTAAAGCAGTTTCACCTGCTGGTGCACAGTCTGTTGCGTCCACTGAGTTTGGACTAACCTTAAACTCAAACTTTGACCTTTCCCAAGAAGATAACGATTTATATAAGTTTAATAGTGTTAATGGTGGTGTAATACTTCCCCGTGGTACTTCTATAGTTGGTCTTGACCTTAGAAAAACAAAAATCAGACCGAAATATGTTCCAAACCCAACAGATCCTGCTACTCCTGAAAGTGCTATCTTCAGAATCACAGGTCTATGTTACATTTGGCAGTTTACTGTCTTTGATGCTGACCCTAATGGCACAGTATATACTAACCATCAGAATTTTACAAACCAGTTATATGTCTCAAGACCTCTATTCTCTCACCATAAACTAACTGCATTTGAGTTTGCAGACGGTGTTAATAAGGCAGAAGGTTATAATTATACTGACTTGAGCATGTATTATTATAAGATGAGTCATGCTTTTGGTCCTAATACTAACAGACCTATTGCATTCCAGTGGCCAGACCAACAGGGTGACTTTGATAAGCAAAGAACAGAGTGGGAAATTGTTGGTGCACTAGCATCTGATCCTATTGCTATTTCTAATATTATATCTGGTGACGGTACTACTCCAACTACAACTATTACTGTTGACACAGATGTACCACACTTACTTGATATTGGTACTCCTATTAGAATTACTGGAATCAACGTTGCTAACTACAACGTCAGTACGACTGTAACCAATGTTGTTACTGACACTAAGTTTACATATACCCTACCACTTATCCCTGTAAACCTAGACCCAACACCATCAACATCAAGTCCAAGAGTTACAGTTGAATCTGATACTGTTAAGGGTGCATCACCATATATCTTCAACTGCTCTCTACGTTCTGTTTATGGTCTAAATGGATGTCATGGAGATGGTAGTAAGTCAGATGGTTTCCGTTCCATGGTTACAGCGCAGTATACGGCAATTTCTCTACAAAAAGATGACAGAGCATTTGTAAAATATAACAAGAACGCTGGTACATATGATGGTATTAATATTAGTACACCTTCTTATGGTGCTGACCTACCAGCTGGTTCTTCCTCAACAAACAGTGAGCAAGTATATCACTTAGATAGTAGAGCAGTTTATAGAAAGGGTTGGGAAACATGCCATATGAAATTCACCAATGATGGTGTATGTCAGGTCGTTTCGGTTTTCGCTATCGGATTTGCAAGACACTTCCAAGCAAGGTCTGGTGCTGACCAATCAATTACTAACTCTAACTCTAACTTTGGTCAAGTTTCTCTATATTCAGATGGATTTAAGAAAGAATCTTTCGGTAAGGATGATCAAATTTATATTACTGGTTTAGTTCCACCAAAAGCAATTCCAAGTTCTGTAGAAACTAAGATTAGTTATGTTACCCTTGATGTTGGTTTAACAACAGCAGTTGGTGTTTCTTCTCACTTATACCTCAAAGATTTCGTACAAGAAACAGGTGTACCACCATCAGGTGCACAGGGTTTCAAAATTGGTGCAAAAGATTTTGATAAGATCTATGTAAACCTCAGTAATACTGGTATTGCAGAAACATATTCAGCACCTATTCAGATGTTAGATAATACTGTTTCTGTAGGACAGACTATTGCTGCTGGTGAAAATATTGGATATAAACAGACACAATGTGTTGGTACAATTGGTGGTCCAAATGATGAAACAACTTTAAACACTAATGGTAATCATACATTCATTACTGGTGAGTCAGTAATTGTACAACAGGATCAAGGTAATATTCCTGATGGTATTAGTGATCACAGATTATATTATATCATTCGTACATCAACGAACACAATTAAGTTAGCATCAAACTTAACTAACGCTCTAAACGGAAAAGGTCTTAACCTCAATAACGTTAAGACTGATGGTAGTTTACAGATTATCTCTAGAGTTTCTGATAAAATACCTGGTAATGTAGGACATCCTGTTCAATTTGACCCTAACCAGAATAACTGGTTTATTAAAGTTGAGAGAAATAATGACATATACCCTCAATTACTTTCTAAAGGTGTAGCAGGTATTGGTGATGCTACTTCTGAATCATGGTTTAATAGAGTTCAGGAAAATAGATCTCTTGATGAAAGAATCTATACTGCTAGAATGTTTATTCCTAAGGAAGCAGACGATGCAAGAGATCCTAGTGATGGTTTCGTTGTTCAGGAATCTAAGAATACTAGTGATATTCTTTTCGATCCAGTCCAAATTACTCAAGAACAATACCAGTATGGTAGAAACCCAAGATTTATTGGTACATGTTCCTATGATTCTGTATTAGCAAAGGTAACTCTCTTCTCAGAGAGACCACATACAATGCAGAAAGGACATATGATCGTGGTTAAGGGAGTTAAGAGTGCAAATAATGTTAACTCAATCGATACTCAAGGTTATAATGGTCGTTTTAAAGTTACTGATATTATAGATTCACATACACTTAAGTATGCACTTACTACTGGTGATCCTGGTGTGTTCCAGAATGATACATCTGTAAGAGATAGTAAGTTACCAAGATTTGAAAAGAACCAAATTAATGCAAACTTCTACATCTTCCGTCCAAATATTCTTGAGAACTTTGAGCAAGGATTTAATGATGGTATCTCACAGGCAGACTTTGTTAGTGCATCTTATCCACTAGACATTGAGTTTGATGATCGTAATTTTACTCAACCTGTTGAAGATTTCTACCCACAGTTAGATAGAGACAACTGGGATGATAACCCACTACCTTCTCAAACTTATGCAAAGAGAACTCCAATTGGATTGACTGTTCTTAATGATAAGAAAAAGTCTCTTACTAGAGAAGCAATAGACAATTTCGTCAAGGATATTGGTATTGGTATTACTATGGTAAGTATTGCAACTTCCGAAGCATCTGGTATTGCAACAATTACAACATCAACATTCCATGAATTTGGAAAACTACAACTGGTATCTAATATTAGTAATGCTGGTTCTGGTTTTGCTGATGGAGTTTACTATAATAAGAAACTCTTTAATACTGGTACAACTAATTGGGATGGTGCACTAGCAAAGATTGTTATTAATGGTGGATCAGTTATTGAATGTACTGTCACTGCTGGTGGTGCTGGTTATGTTGGTGGTGAAGTTTTAGATATCCAAGGTTTCCCTGGTGCTCAAGTAACAACTGCACCAAATGAAATCTCACATGGTATTGGTGATGTTCTACAATTTACTGGTATATCTACCGTATCTGACTGTTACTACAGAGTTATAAAAATTCCATCTTCTACAACTGTTGCAGTCGCAATGACTGAAGGTGACCAAGTATTAGCATCTGAACAGTTCTACTTAAACACAGGTCCTGCTGTTGAAGTTTCATCTGTTGATTATAATGCCTCTGCTGGTATTGCAACATTTACAACTACAGGTCTTGCTGGTGGTCACGGTCTTGTACAAGGTAATTCTTTCAGGATTGTTGATGCTACCAACAATAAGGTATCTGCTGCTGATACACAAACTCCAAGTCAACCAAAATATTTCAACTTCCTTGTACAAGACGTTGTAAACACAACACAATTCTCTACTAAAACTTATAATCCTAATGTTATTAATGCCTTCCACATTTATAAGGGTGGTATGGCAGCTAATGATGGTTCAATTCTAGGATCTGCTGACGAGAAGATTGGTGGTAGAGGTATGCCATTTTATGATAATGAAATAGGTTCATTAAAAGAAGCAATTGGTGATACTGATGCTGATAATATTATCAGAGTTGGTATCTTCACTGATACTTCTGGATCTGTTGGTGTTGGATCTACTGCAAGATACAAGATTGGTGATTATGTACAGGTCAACAATGAGATTATGAGAGTATCCAGAAATGATCTTTCTGGTGTTAATAATGATGGTCTTACTGTTATTAGAGGTTACTTTGGTACAGAGAAGAAATCTCAACCTATTGATTCCAGAGTCAAGAAGATTAGGGCAATTCCTGTAGAACTTCGTAGAAACTCAATTCTAAGAGCATCAGGTCACACGTTTGAATATCTTGGTTATGGTCCAGGTAACTACTCTACTGGTCTACCTGCTGTTCAGAACATCACACTGACACCTATGGAAACTTTCCTTGCCCAAGCACAGGAATTATCTGGTGGTGTTATTGTATACACTGGTATGAACAACGATGGTGACTTCTTTATTGGTAACAAGTCTGTTTCTTCTGCAACTGGTAGAGAGACAAGTTATGATACTCCAATTGCATCTGTTACAGGTGAAGAGGGAACTGCTGTTATAGGTGACTTTGATGAAGTTACTATCTCCCAGAGACTTAAGGTTGAGGGTGGTGCGTCTAAGACGATCTTATCTCAGTTCGATGGTCCTGTAACATTCCAGAATGAGATAAAAATTAACGATGATGTATTGATTGATGGTGATAAATTTATTATTGATGCTAAGACACAATTAACTGGAGATTTCAATGTCACTGGTGATATAACTGCAACTGGTATCGGTTCCTTTGGTGGAAATGGTAGTTTCGGTGGTGATGTAACTATTCAAGGTGCACTAACAGTTGGTTCACTTAACACTAACCAAAAAGTAGATGGTGATACTATTGAACTTGGTACAGTCGCATTTGTTAATACTACTTCTGGAACTGTTGCACTTACTGTTCCAGATCCAGGAACTGCTGCTAAGTCATTTAAAGTTATTGATGTTGCTGGTAATGCATCTGTCAATAATATTACACTTACATTCCAGACAGTTGCACCTAATCCCACTAGAAATGTGATGGGATACAGTGAAACTTCATTCATTATTAACCAAGATCATGCAGCGATTGGATTTGTATTCAATACCAACGATAATAATTGGTATCCTACCGAGTTCTAATCGCACTAAATACTTAAAATAGTATCCCGCGCTATAACTATTGAATAATGGCACAAAATTTTAGAAAGGTATTTACGGTCAGAGATGGTATCCAGGTATCTGGAGAATCTCTAGTCGTCGCTAATAATCGAGTTGGTATTGGTACTTCTACCCCGTCAAGACAGGCAGAAGTAGTTGGCGAACTCTTAGTTTCTGGTAAACTATCCAACACTGGTGTGGTTTCTTTCCGAAACTTAGAATTATCTGGTATAACAACTTTCTATGAGTTTGACGATGTAACGGGATATAAAGGATTAGGTGCGGGTACAACTAATCCAGGTACTGTTATTGGTATTGGTACTAGTTACGCTGGTATTCAGACTGGTGCAACAATGCAGGTTGGATTTGGTATTACAATGTTTGCCAATTCAGGTAGATTTGAAGCAGTTGCATTTCATGGTGATGGATCTACATTATCTAATGTTCCTATCTCTGGTTGGACATCTACATCTGAACAACCGCCAGCTCTGGTTGCAGCAAATACGGAAGACATTTATAGACTGTGTAGTGTAGGTATTGGTACTACGATTGTAACCCACCGATTAACGGTGAAGACAGGTAATTTTGACGGGGATGATATAAAGGGAGATATTTTTGCAGATCAACATGGATTCTTTGGTGGTATTGTAACAGCAACTTCTTATAGAGGTGATTTATCATTAATGTCTGGTATCGCCCAGACTGCAGGATTTGCTAGGACTGCATTTGGATTGCAAGGAGATCCCACTATTGGTATTACAACCCTGACTGCACTGGGTGCTGCAACAATTAATGGTAAGGTTGCAATTAATACGTCAGTTAACCATGAGATTATAGGTGCTGGTGTTAGTGTTACTGGTATTGTAACAGCAACAGCAGGTTTTGCAGGTTCAATTACTGGTGATGTAACAGGTAATGCCACAGGTCTACGATTAGATCCTGATATTTCCGTAAGTAATATATTTGCCAAAACAGTTGGTATTGGTACTACAAATACTGGTATTGCAGTAACAAGTAATGGTGGTGTACTTATTGATGGTCTATTAGACCCAACTGGTAACACTTATTCTGGTATTGCTACAGACAACGAACCACCTAATTATCATGTATTCCTAAGAAATACAGATGATAAAGATGCTGCCACTATTGGTGTGGGATTTGGTGTCGGCATGGGTAATACTGCTGGTGGTGCACTTGTTTATGAACAAACTGGTAATGAAGGTGGTAATATTTCGGTATATACAAGAAATTCAACAAGTGCAAGAGCACAAAGAAGATTTACTGTAGGTCAAGAAGGAAACGTTGGTGTCGGTACCTCACGACCAGGCAAACCACTTTCCGTGATAGGCGATGCAGAATACTATGGTAATGCAGAATTTATTGGTTCAGGAGTAACATTCAGTAATGGTACAAACTTAAATGTTGAACTCTTTACTCAGGGAACATTTGCAGGTATTCTGACTGGTCTGACTGCGGTTAAGGCAGAAGATATAAACTATGCGACAGGTGAAAGAAGTACATTTGGTCTAACTCACTTCAATACATCTACTGGTTTAGGTGTTTCTATTGGTGAACAGACCACAGGATTGTATGTCGGTCAACCAAGAGTTGTTATTAACCCAGCTGGTGTTTCAAGTACTATTGATGCTCAATATACAACATTTGCAAATGGCGGATCTTGTTACCTAGGTGCTCAAGGTTTAGCAAGTAAAATTGTTATTGCCAATGATGCCTGTATTGCATTCGCAACTGATAGTTACTTACCTGGTATTGTTGCTGACTTAACACCATATTATCTCTCTTCAGGATTAGGTGGTTACACTGGTATTACTTCAGGATTCCTAAGGTTACCTGTTAACGGAGACCAAAGAGAAAGTGGTATCTTCACTCCTGGTGGTTATACACAAGCACAAGACACAGGATTCTGGGGTCTAGAAGCATTTACTAATGAAGTTGGTTTCGAGTTCATTGCACCCGTAACAAAGACAAGAGTTGGTCTTGGAACTACCAACTTTGGTATTACCATGCAGTTCAACTGTCATGCTCCTACTCCAAACGTTGTACAATGGTTCGGATTACCTAAGTGTAGTGTAGAAGCAAGAAATCAAACAGATTACTTATGGGCGAACTCTGTTGGTATTTCATCTGGTATGTTGTTCTGGGATCAGACGTCAGAACGAATGGCATATCTGGGAAGACCTGAGGACTTTACTTCGGGTCAAGATACTTCGTTCAGGAGGGTAGTTAGTTCTAAGGATATTTTTGAATTGGTTGGTATTGCCACAGTAACAACCAATACTGCATATCAGTTGGGAACATTTACTGGTGGTACGATCAGTAACAACACCACGATCAAGAATGCCCTACAGCAATTAGAGACAGAAGTAGAAACAAAAATCACAAGTGCTTCTTTACCAACAGATATTATCGGATTGAATGCTGTAACTGATATCAGTGGTAATAGTAACAAAACTGTGAGTGCTGCTAGTTTTAATAAAGTTTACTGGACAGCAGCATTCAGTACTGGCAGAACTTTGAATATTAGTAATCTAACAGCGGGAAGAGAAATTACTGTTTGGATTAGAAACACTGGTTCTAATGAGACTATTACTGTTCAGGCATCGACCAGTACTTCAGGATATGGTGATGTAAAATTAGCAGATGGTTCTACCACTGACAATGGTAACCAAGGAACAGAACTTACTTCGTTTACTCTTGGTGATGGTACTGGTTCAAATGGTATGGCAGAAGTCCATGTTATTAATATTGGTGGTAACTTTGTTGGACATGTTATAGGTAATTTATAGGTAATGTCTAATACCCCTGACATTACTTGAGGTCTCGAAAAAAGTGTGGTTAAATAATACTAATCACACTTATCAGTTTATGTTATCAACCCAATATCGCCTTAGACTAGAAGGCATTTGCAAGGACATTGCATCAGGAACACAAGTCAGCATAGACGATATGATATGGGCACAGAAATTAGCAAAAGCAAATACAAGTGCAAGGGGTATGTTAAGTAAAGCAAGAAGATTAGCAACTGATCCAGATGGCTCTTGCTTAAAATTTTTAGATATAGGAGATCCAAGAACAGATAAGAAAGGTTTTAATGGTGCAGATGATATAGCAGACTGGTTCAAGAATGATAGATCAGACGATTGGAGACAGCGTGACTAAAGGATACGATTTATTTGGAGATCATGGTAGAAACCTACCCACTCCTCATGGTAGTGGTACAAGACCCATGTATGCTGACATGGGTAAGTCATGTAGACCAGATCCAAATAGAAAGATTGAATATCCTTGTGTTATTGCTCTATTCACTCTTGACTCACATAATACCAGTTACTTTTTTAAGAGAGAAGATGGCACATACTATTGGTTACACTGTCGTAAAGAAAAGGATGATGTATATGTCGATGCAGATGAGTTACAATTAAATCTTTTAGGAGAGGATCCTATTTTAAGTAAAGAATATATAATGAAGGCACTGTATTACTAATGCAATCAGTAATTTATTCTAACGGAAACCAAGAATGTGAACGTGCTGTTTCACTTCTAAAAACTTTGGGTCATGATATACATGAGTACAAGGTAGGAGATGACTTCACGCAGACAGAATTTGAAATGGAGTTTGGTGGGGATGCCAATTATCCTATGATTACTGTTGGTATGTTCAGAGGTACATTGAAAGAGACTCTACAATATATGAGTAAGAAAGGTATGTTGACAAGAAGTTAAAAATACACTACAATAAGATTATGAAAATTTTACTAACAACCCTAATCACACTAGGTTCTATATCACCTGTTTTTGCAGATCAAAAGGCAGGATATTCAGAAGATAGAACC